ATTTTCTTCTTAATGATCTTACGATTACCGTAGTATTCATCAATGATGCTAGGAATTACACCTTGGAATTGATTAGTAAAACAAGCACCATTAGCACATACAGACATATCTTCTCTATTACTTTGGTACTGACCATTCAATACCATATCTTGTGTAACATGATCTCGTTCTTCTGACAAATAAGTTTCGGGAGACATATTATATTGTAACATTAAGTGCGGATACAGAGAGTTAAGATCAAATGATACGATCCAAGGATGCATACCTACACGTGGATCTTTAACATAACCACCTACAAGATCGCCAGCTCTTTGACCTGGGCCACCTTTGACTGGTGGAACACGGCCTTCGCTCATAAGTTTGCGATATAAAGTTGTTTCCCAAATACCAACTGTACCAAACGCATCGTTATAGTTTACACCACCGCCATATGCGACAGTCATAACGAGTTGGAGTAATGAGGTTTCATCTTCAAATCTTTGGATTAACCACGTGTCTTTAAGGTTATAGTCAAGATATAGTTGTGGATTTTGTTCGTATAACGCGTTAAGGTTACCATACTCAGAGTAATCTAATTTCTTTTCACCTAATACAACGTTAGCAATATGATCAAGCTTCCAAGACTCTTGCGGACCATACTTATAGCCAAACTTCTTAAAGCAATCCATATAGTCAATGATAGAGACACCAGAAATCTCATATGTGTTTTGCATTTTACCATAGAACTCTCGGCCTGTTGGTCTAATGCTACGCCAAGGTGATAGATCTTTTACCCATTCTTCACCGAATAAGTTCTTCATGCGAGTTATAAGATATTGTATATCAAAGTATTCTACGTTCCAACCAGTAACGATATCAGGATAATTATTGATCCACAACTCTTTGAAGCGCTTAAGTAAAGCATGCTCAGTATCAAATTCCATGAAATGAATGTTATCTGGATCAAGATCTAGTAAAGTCTTACTTTTGTCATAACCCTTGCGGCCAAGCAAGTGGTAATCAGAAGACTTCGAAGATTTGTAAGCTATAGATGTAATTTCTTTGTCAGCAGTATTAACATCTGGGTATCCTGTAGCGATATCAACCTCAATATCAAATGATACGATATTGATCAATGAAGGATCATATTTGATTTCACCTGGGTAATTTTCTTGAATAAATTGAGCTACATAGTTACTAGACCCTGCTATTTCAAAACCATGCACATCTTTATATTGTTCAATGTAATCCTTTGCATCACGCATCGAGTCCATCTTAGTGGGCTCTAGATATTTTCCAGAACTAAGAGACTTGTATTTAGTATCGTGCCTTACTCCTGTAAATAGTGTTGGTTGATACTTAACTCTGCGAGAAAAGCTTTTGCCATTCTCATAACCTCGCCAAAGGATATTGTTGCCGAAACGTTCGACTGATGTGTAAAATTTAGACATGGGATTCCTTATTCATAATATAGAATGATAGTACCATTAAAGTACGAGTTTGTAAACAATTACTTCTTGTATTCCATCTCTGTAATGATTTCGTCGCCCTCTTTATCATTTGCGATACTTAGGGCCATAGCTTGTATGTCTTCTATCAATGCATTACAAGCTGCGTGGTCGTATTCTTTATAAGAAATCTCAGCAAATTCGTTTCTAACACGGTGTAACAGTATTGCTTTGTCTTTCATTACACCTATTCTTTTAATTAGATCTTCGATAGAATGACGCATTTTTTCTCCTAGCTTGATATCTCACTAAAGTTCTTAACCTTTTTGAAGTTAAGGTGATGATCAAATTTGTCACCGAACTGATCACCTCTATGTGATATTACAAAAATATTATCATCTGAATTTAGGTTATGTAATGTATCTATAAGATTTTCAATACCCACACCATCCAATGCACCATCTAAAGTTTCATCTAACAATAATAAATTTGTCGCTACAGAATTACGAAGCTTTGCAACTGCTCTCCATGCTAACATGATTGATAATGAAATTCTAAGTTTCTCTCCTTCTGAGAATGATGCATAAGAAAAAGTGTCACGAAATCTAGACTTAATCGTTTCATTGAAGTTTTCATCTAATTGGAAATCAACAAACAAGTCAAAAGCACCGAGGTACTTATTGATTAACTTATTCATTACGGGTATATATTGACGAATAATACGTGTTTTAATACCACCATCTTTCAACATAGCAGATACAACAGTTAAGATCTCTTTATGATTAAACAATTCTTGTTGGTCTACTTCAAATTTCTTAAGATTAGTAGCATGAGTTTCAATTGTAGAAGCATCTACTGCTTGAACTTCTTCTTCAGCTTTATCTAGTTCATTCTTATATGAAACTAAAGCATTCTTAGCAACCTTGATTGTCGCACGTTGGTCACCGATAGCAAGATTAATATCTCTCATTTGATCTTCAAGTACCGATATAGACTCGAGACGATCATCATAAGTCTTTGCTTTTGCAGCAAGCTTTTCTAATCCTTCTTCTAATTCAATAATTTTCTCATCCTTCTCAACAATGATACTAGCTTTAAAAGAATGTTCAATACCTTGTTTACATGTAGGACAATCATCATTATCGTGGTAGAATGATACTTCTTTTTTATGAGAACGAATTTGGCTTTCAATATCTCTACGTAATGATTTAGCTTTTTCGGATTTTGCTTTCATTTCAGGTTTATCTTCAATGTCATCTAAAATGATATCTAAAGTAGCGTTTTGAGCTTTCATAATAGTTTTTGCTTTTTCAATAGCATCAATATGTACAGACATTTTTTCTTTAATCTTATCAACCTCTTCGGTCTTAATAGCACGAATAGACTTGTTATGTTCTTTTGCAGACTCAAGCTTAGATTCCGTAAGATCCATCTGATAACTATTTTCGTTAATTGAGTCCTTATTACTAGATACTCTATCTTTAAGTAATGTATTCATTGTACTAAAGACTTGAATGTCAAGCAGGTCTTCAATGATATCTCGTCTTGTTCCAGTTGGTAATTCCATAAAAGGTACATAAGTTGCAGAACCGAGAATAACAATCTGGTTAAAAGATTTAAAGTTTAAGTTAAGAATGTTTTGTTCAAGATAAGCTTGATAATCCTTTGAAGCTGCATCTTGATTTAAGAGTTCTCCATTCTTCCATATCTCAAATACGTTTGGTTTAATGCCTCGACGTATCATGAAAGTATTTTTACCTATCTTAAAGTTAACTTCAACTAAGGTTTCTTTTGCGTTTATCGTATTAATCAACTGGTTCTTATTAACCTTACGAAATGCTTTACCGTAAAGGGCAAATACTATGGCATCTAAAAGAGTAGATTTACCACTGCCATTAGTACCGGAAATAAGAGTTGTTCTATTCTTATCAAGTTCAACCTTTGTCCAAGCATTGCCAGAAGATAACAGGTTTTTATACTTAATATTTTGAAATAATATTTTCATTAGATATTTTGTGCTTCCGAATATAGTTCATCAATCAATTCTTTGATCCTTACTTTGTCTGCTTTAGTGTCTATCGATCTAACATAATCATGTAGAATATCTTTGGTATCTTTAGTTTCATCCAAGATATCATCTACACCACTATCTTCTAAATCTAACGAATCGTCAACAGATTTTACGTCTGCAGCACCTCCGTCTGTTAACTTATTAATGAACAAATCATATATGTAAGGATTAGTTCTATTTTTAACTATGACTTTGATATAAGCATCTTTGATGTTAGTCATATCAAGATTAGCTATATCTTCGATAGTCATGTCCTTATCGTCATAATCAATCTTATGATATATCGCAAATGGATTTAGAACCCAATTAAGATTGCGAGTTTCAGTATCAAGAACTCTAAACCCACGTTTACCTTGATAATCTGACCATGTCATTTCATAAGGTGCACCTAAATAATTAATATTACCATATTCAGATGGGTGATGGAAGTGTCCAGAATAAACTTGTTCATAAGAAGTAAACAACTCTTTAGATAAGCCGTGATCACATATAGCACCTTTCAACATTTCAAATCCAACGATATCAAAGTGGCCCATACATATATGAGCGTTAGAATTTCGTATAGCTTCCAAAGATGTTTCTGAGTTTGTTTTCGTGATCCACGGTACCATAATAACATTAGTTGATCCAAATGTCAATTCTACTGGTTCATCTCTGTATATATTAAAGTTTTCATACTCTTGAAGTAGTAAATCCATTGAGTTTACTTCATTTGTGTTCGTATAATAAACTGAGTGATTACCTACTACAGCATGATATTCTATACCCCGTGATTGAAGCTGATCAAAGAAAAACTTCTTTGCTCTTCCGAGTGTTACGTAGTTAATATACTTTCTTCTATCAAATGTATCTCCTAGATCTAACACCGTATCGATTTCGTGTTTATCTAAATACGGAAAGAATATCTCATTAAAGAAACGTTCTTGATGATCTAAGAATATCTTTGAATCACCTCTTACTCCGAGGTGCATATCTGTGATGATAGCTATCTTCATTTTTCATCGATCTCGTCAATTACTTCTTGAATATCAACTTCTTCATCTGCATTCTTTTTCTTTGCTTTATCTCTTGCAATCTTATCTTCATAATCTTGAACAAAGGAATTCATATAATCTGCAGAAGTTGTTAAGTTAAGAGTAACGTCTTCTCCACCAGCATAAGTTCCACCAGTTGCAATCATCTGTTGCGAAGATTTAAAACGAATATACATTTGTTTCTTTTCTTTTTGAATGCGACGTAAGAAAGCAAACCAAATAATTTGTGTAAAATACGCAAAAGGATTTTGAGATTTTTCAGGATTAAAGTTACCCATATATAATAGGCAATTTTCAATTCCGTCTGATATCATATCATCTTTATATGAGTAACCACTGAAATTTGGTTTTGTTGCAAGTCTTGTTGCAATCTGATAGATGCACTTACCAATGTAGTCAGGACATCTTGGTTTCTCGTCACCAGCATCTTCTGCTTCAACGCATAATTTTTTGTATTGTATTAATGCTTCAAGAAAGTCTGCATTATTAACATAGTTCTTCTTCGCTCTTTTAGCCATTTTAGAACACTAGCCTCCTCCGTATATTTGGGTTGTTATATAAAATGTACAGCGAAATTGTTAATTTGTACACTTTTTATTTTTTTGTTGACATTTTTGGAATGCCGAGTATAATAGGCTTATCGCCTTTAAAATAATATTATATATCTATGGTATAGATCTTCATTGCGAATTGCTCTTGGCCGTAAATCTCAACTCTTTTTCTAAAGTGTGTTAAGGTATAGTTAGAATATGCTCCAACGCTAAGATCGTCGGCAATATCGTATAGAGTTGCTTTATCAGCATCATTACCCTTTCTCAAGGTTCTTCCTATCGATTGCAAAACCTTAACTTCAGATTTAGATCCTGAAGCAAAGATAACATTATCAAGCTTTTTTAAGTTTACACCAGTCGAAAACACACCATAAGATGCAAGAATATCGTGTTGTTTAATAGGATCATTTTCTATTAAATGACGTATACGTTCTCTTTCGTCGCCCTTAGTTGCACCATATATGAAGTGTAATTGACGATCATCTTTGCGAAGCATAGGTTCAAGTATTTTACCATGCTTTTCTACTAAATCAAATAATACTAAATTATTCTGATCTTTTAAAGACCAAAGAAGATTACGAATGAATAAGTTTCTCTTCTCGTGGTTTACCAAATATTCGCGCTCTGCCGGATATTTCTTACTAGCACTATCTATCTTAGATATAGCTTTCTTAAATGCTTTACGATTTTCTGCACTATGAGATAATACAATTGCTTTAATATTAAAGTCGGCAACAGTACCAGCATCCATTAAATCTTTAGTTGTAACATGTTTTCTTACAGAACCAAAACAACCTTCAAGAACTAATCTATGAGTTTTACTCTCTTCTGATTTAAGAGTACCAGTAAATCCATGTCTATAATAACATTCGTCTAACGATTCCATAATTTTTTGTAATGATTTTGCTTGGAATAGATGCGCCTCATCTCCTAATACAACTTTAAACTGAGAGAACCAATCTTTATTTAGTTTTATCAATGATTGCCAAGTGCTAATAACGATAGGAGCATCAGTATTCTTATCAATTCCACCTTGGATTTTATACATCATTGATGGATCACATCCATAATCAACGAAATCGCCATACATCTGATGTACCAATCCAATCGTTGGAACAATAATAAGAGTTCTATGGTCGTAATTTCTAAAGTAATGTTGTTGTATTAAGTAGATTATAAGTGATTTACCAGAAGAAGTAGGAGATAAAGAAAGCGATCTACTATCTCTTAACGCATCTACAATATATTTGTTTTGATAATCTCTTGGTTCAAATTTGCAATTTATTTCTTTTGCAATTTCATATCCATAATTTTCTGGTATATCTTCGCCAAAAAGTAAATGATCAGAAGCCCGCAATTCGTAACCTCTATCTTCACAGAATTTTTTTAATTTATGAAATAATCCTACATATAGAATAGGTTTCATGGCATTGAATATTCTTATCCAACCATCCCAAACTCTATTCTTAAATGCAGGTGAGAACTGATAATTATTAGGTTGAAATCTGAAATACTGCTCAAGCTCCATCTTAATACCTGAGTCGGCAGTAATCCGAAGATGAACAGCATTAATCTGTTCTACATTCACAATTTCCATAATAAAAAATCTCCAATTCGTATACTATAGTCCTATTTATGTGTATACGCCAGGCTGGAAATTAAACCTCGATATCTACAAACTCACCTTCTGAATAAGCAACATCAACAGCATTGCCGTTAGGATCATAGCGTAAAACTGCTTGTTGTCTTAATGTGTTTATTTCTTCGATACGTTCTTCAATTTCCTTGACTTGATTAAGTCTTATTTCTGCACGAGTAGCTTGTTCAACCACACGAATTCGTGCTTTCTCCATAGGAGGTTTAATAAATTCAGAGTTAGGATATACCATAGGATGTCCATATATGTTATTTACTTCTGTCATTAGTATTCTCCTGCTTGAAACTTCATAATATCAATCATAGATTTGATTATAAAGTTACGACCATGAATAGTCTTAACGATGTCTTCTAAAAACTTTGCTCTTTCAGTATGATAGTCTATCTTGAGACTAATTCGTATAATATCTTTATCTGCCTGGATATACTTGTCCATATCTTGGCGCATTACTTTCTTTTGATAAGGTTTCCAACCACGTTCGCGCAAATCCTCTTCGGCCATATCGCCGTTAAACCATTCACGCTTATCGTATTCCATTTCTTTGTAATCGTATTTTAATTTCTTTACAGTAAGAGCTTCTCTGTAATACATATTATAATACTTAGAATGTAGTTGTGGAATTTTCTTAGCTTCATTACCCAAGTTAGTTTCGTCAATGACTGCGTCTGCAGCCCAAACTTCGCTAATATCATCAGTGCTCATAGATAAACCTTCTCAAATCAGAATCATATAAGAGTTATTCTACACTGTTATGAAGAAAATGTCAACCTAATTTTTCGAACTTAAATCTATCGTATCTAAAAGTCATCGATGCTTCTGGATATATGACGTCATCTGCAGCAGCATCCAAATTAACTCCAGTTAAGTTTGTAGGGAAGCAATTTAAGAACGTAAACTTTATATTAGGGTTCTTATGCGAGTTAAGTATTGTAATCGTAATATCTGATACAATACCATCATCAGATTTAGCTAGTCTAGAAAATTGTGCTAGGTCTTCTGTTGAAGTAAGACTTTCCATCCATGATAGACACTCATAATAATTAGCCATCGATTCATCAACTATAAAAGAAAGATCTAATTCTTGGTATAAAAGTCTATCGCTTGTATTATAATAATTAGAAAGTGGTGTTGGTGTTTCAATTGTACCAGATGAAACTCCAGGTATCAATACCCTTTGAGTAAAGAACTCTACGTTAGGCAAACGCTTCACATTGATTTTAAACCCAACGGGCGACAAGTAATTTGTAATCATGATTATTTTCCTGTGTACAGTAATGATTTAGTATGATAGTATTTATCAGAATGTGGTATTTTGATTCTATAAATATGCCACCTACAACAATAAGGACGATCCTAATGATCGACGACCCATGTGACGATTGCTCACACTGGCTTGGTAAAATATAATGGAGTTTTGAAATGGCAAACGACTTTCGAATTTTAACAGCAAGACAACACGTGAGAGAACGTATAGGAATGTACCTTGGTTCAAGCTCGCAAGAAGTTGTTGAACGCTTTGTTAAGGGAGAATGGAAAACAGCACAGTATGTTCCTGCGCTTTCTAAAATGATTGACGAAATACTCGACAACTCTATTGATGAAGCTATAAGAACTAACTTTAAACATGCCAATAAGATTGATGTCTCTATTAATCTAGACCAAGTTACAGTAACTGATAATGGTAGAGGTATTCCTCAAGATGAAATTTACGATGAAACTAGTAAAGAAAAAATACTACGCCCTGTTGCTGCATGGACTCGCGTAAATGCTGGTACTAGCTTTGACGACGAGAGAGTAACAATTGGTACAAACGGTGTCGGTTCATCTGCTACTAATTTCTTATCATCTAAATTCGTTGGTAAAACTTGGTCAAATGGGAATATGATTTCTGTTACTTGTAAAAACGGTGGCGAAGAAATTAAAGTTAGCACCAGGGATAAAGAAGGATCAGGCACAGAGGTTTCATTTGTAGCAGACTTCGATTGCTTTGAAACAAATTCATTATCAAACCTAGATACGATTGAGTTATTAGAAGATCGTTTAATGAGTTTGCAAATGGCTTTCCCTGAAATACGTTTCTCTTTTAATAAAAGAAAGATACAAGTTTCTGATCTTAAAAAATATTCTGCTTTATTTAATGATACAGTAGTAATAGAAAAATCAGAAAATGTGTCGTTTTTCTTTACATCATCTGAAGATGGTTTCAGAACTAACTCTTTTGTTAACGGTGTTAATACACGTATGGGTGGTACTTATGTAGACTACATCGTAAATAATATTGTAGACGAATTGATGGTTATGATTAAGCGCAAATTTAAAGTAGAGGTAGCGAAGAACACAATTAAAGGTGGACTCACTTTCGTATTGTTTGCACGTAATTTTGTTAATCCTAAATTCGACTCACAAACCAAAGAGCGTTTAACTAATCCTATGAGTAATGTGCGTGAGCATTTTGAAACAGCGGAATGTAAAGACTTTGCAACTTACGCTCGTAAGATTATCAATACACCAGATCTTATTGATCCAATTATTGAAGCACAATTAGCAAAGAAGATTGCCGCTGATAAACGTGCAGCTACTCTTGCTCAGAAAAATCTTCGTAAAGTAAAGGTCGCAAAGCACATCGCTGCTTCTCGTCAAGATGCAACTCTCAAGATTGTTGAAGGTGACTCAGCTATGGGTTTCTTACTTAAAGTAAGAGATGCTCAAAAGGTTGGAGCATATCCATTGCGAGGTGTTATTATGAATACTTGGGATATGAAACCAGCTGATGTTCTTAAGAATAAAGAATTATCAGAACTCGTAGCTGTTCTTGGTTTAGATATTAATAATCCTAATTCTGTAGACAACGCTACGTATGATAACATAGCTACACTTACAGATGCAGATCACGATGGCATTGGTCATATTAGTCCATTGCTAATTGCATTCTTCTATAAATTCTGGCCACGTCTTTTAAGTGAAAAACGCGTTAAGATTACACGTACACCGATTATGATTTCTCGTAGTGGTGATAAAGTTAAGTGGTTCTACACATATGAAGAAGCATCTGCTTTTAAATCAAATCAATCTGGTTGGAAGCATCGCTACATTAAAGGTTTAGGATCGTTGACTGAAGAGGAATACGATGTGATTATTAATCAACCTCAGTATGATACTGTAACTGTTGATGATGCATCTATGTTTCAGATGATGTTTGGTAAAGAAAGCCAACTTCGTAAAGATTATATGTTTGCATGATGGTTTACATTTTATGAAAATCGTGGTATTATGTATAGAATCATAAAGATGGGAATTATTATAAATGAGCGTACTTGAATTTACAAAAGAAGACGGAACTAGAGATTATCCAATCTCTGCTGTGGCTAAAAACGAATGGTTAAGCTTTGCCATGTATACAGTCGAGTCACGTGCCATTCCAAACATGATCGATGGTTTGAAGCCAGTGCAGAGATTTTATCTATACTCTTCTCTCCTCAATTCAAAGAAAGACTTTAAGAAAGTATCTGCTGTAGCTGGTATCATTTCAGATTACGGTTACAATCACGGTGAAACATCAGCTGCTGGTGCTGGCCAACTTATGGCCGCAACATGGAATAACAACGTTTGTTTAGTTGAAGGCCGTGGATCATTTGGTACTCGTTTAGTACAAGAACCAGGTGCAGCTCGTTACGTATATACAAGAGTTCATTCGAACTTTGAAAAGTACGTTAAAGATACTGATCTTTCTCCAGTACACGACGATCCAGAGCATCAGCCTCCAATGTTTTATCTACCAGTTATTCCTTTGGTATTAGCCAACGGAACTAAGGGTATTGCTACTGGATTTGCTACAAACATACTTCCTCGTTCCGAAGAAGCGCTCTCTGATGCTGTTCGCGAATATTTAACGAGTGGTACTATATCGCAAAGACTC